CAACTGCGGCACCGGCCTCAGCGCCACCAACTACAACGACTACATGATCAACGTGGATGGCTGCCACTTCTACGACAACGCCGTGGGGGTGTTCACTGGCAACGGCCAGGCGCTGATCAGGAACTGCCGCTTCTACCGCAGCAGCACTGCGGACGTGGTGGAGCCGAACGACTCCAGGGCCAATTCCATCCGCCGTTGCAGCTCTGTTGGCTCCCGGCTGCTCTACGAGCGGAACTCGACAATCTCGACCCCAACCTCCCGGATCACCTCGATCCAGGACGTCTACGTGTCCGGCTGGACAAACACCAGCCACGCGATTCTCAGCCCAGCCGTGGGGGCCAACTGCTACGACCCGCTGATCATCTTCGACTGCGTGTTCGTGAACGGCCCATCGGCCAACCCGCCAATCAAGCTGGACCGGATGGTGCAGGTGCTGCATTCCAACAACAGCTGGACCCATGCCGGTGTCACCAACACCGGAGCTGCGCTGTTCGCAGGGTTTACAGACAACCTCCAGGCCATCCCCGTCGTTACCTGATGAGCCAGCTCTATGTCACCCGCCAGTTCGATGAGCTCGACCTGATCTGCTGGCGGTTCTACGGCCGCACCCAGCAGACCGTCGAGGCGCTTATGGTGGCCAACCCCAACCTGGCCGATCTCATGCCGGTGCTGCCCGAAGGCCTGACCATCGAGCTGCCTGATCTCCCAGATCCTGAAACCACCACCACACTCAGGATCTGGGATCTATGAGCACCCCCGCCTTCCGCCTGGAGGCTGATGGCACAGACCTTACGGGAATCATCGCCGATCGCCTCATCTCCCTCCGCATCACCGATCAGGCCGGCCAGCAATCCGACAGCCTGGAGGTCGCCCTTGATGACCGCAACGCACAGGTTCCAGTGCCCCGCTCAGGCGCCTGGCTGAAGGTGTGGCTGGGCTATCGCGCCGCAGGTCAAGCCCCGGTCTACATGGGCAGTTACGCCGTCGATGAGGTGGACCTGGGCAACGGGCCCCGGTCCATGGTGATCAAGGCCACCGCCGCCCAGACCGCACCTGAACTGGTGAAGGAGCAGCGCTCCCAGAGCTGGCACAACACCACCCTGGGGAAGATCGCCGAGGAGATCGCCAAGCGCAATGGCCTCCAGCTAGTCCTGAAAGGCAAGCTGGGCGACGTGAAGGTAAAGCATGAGGACCAGACCAGCGAGTCCGACCAGAGCTTCCTGACCCGCCTGGCGGAGAAGTACGGCGCGACGATCAAGCCGGCTGACGGCACGCTGATCGTCGCGCCCAGGGGCAAAGGCAGCGCCAGCCCGGTGCCGAACACTACCGGGCGGATCAGCGCCGGCCAAGCGGTCGCCCTCGCGCGGCAGGCGGGGTTTACCGGCAACGACGCCATCACCATGGGCGCCATCGCTATGGCTGAATCTGGCGGCCAGGTGCGGGCATTGAACAGCAAGCCGCCCGACCTGAGTTATGGCCTGTGGCAGATCAACATGATCGGCAGTCTTGGCTCCGATCGCCGCCGCCAGCTGGGGCTGTCGAGCAATGAGCAGCTCTACGACCCAGCGGCCAACGCCAGGGCAGCGCGGGCGATCTACCAGCAGCAAGGCTTCGGCGCCTGGTCGGTCTACCGCTCCGGCGCATACAAGCGCTACCTCGCCGGCGCGCGGGCGGGCGCAGGCGCTGGCCTCGGTGGCCTGCCCGGTGGTGTGCGCGGCAGCTTCAACATCAAGGGCACCGAAGCAACTCAGTGGCGGGCGACGCTCAAGAACCGCGGCGCCTATGACGCCGTGAAGGTCAAGTATCTGGACCGGGAGAGCAACAAGGAGAAGGTCTACACCGCTGGGCAGAAGGGCCCGTTGCCGGTGTTCGAGGAGAAGCAGTTGTTCCGCAGTGAGGACGAGGCCAAGGAGGCAGCCGCCAGCAAGCTCGAGGCGCTCAAGTCTGGCGAGGTGCGCATCAGCGTCACGACGCCCGGCCGGCCGGAGCTGAATGCTGATGGCGACGTCACCCTCTCTGGGTTTCGTGCTGAGGTGGACGGCACCTGGCTGATCAAGGAGGTGGTGCACGAGCTTGCTGACGGCGGCTTCACCACCCGGGTGGAGTGCGGCACCCAGGGCGAGGACAACACCGACTGGGCCAGCGGGGGCGGGGCGAACGATGGCAAGCCGTCGACGGAAAAAGCACGACTGCTGGCGAAGGCTGCGACCAGCGCCAGGGGGATGAACACCAGGGGCGGTCCGGATAGCGGGAACAACGCTTGCGTCTATGCCGTGAACAAGGTATTGAGAAGCGCAGGAATCACTCCGCCGTGGGGCAACAGCAACTACGTCCCCACCGTGCGCAGCACGCTGGCGGGCGGCGCCGGCACCCTGCTATCAGGCCCCGAGCCTGGCGCCATCGCTATCATGCGCGACAACGGCAACCCGCCCTATCCCCACATCGGCATCGTGCAGAACGATGGATCGATCATCAGCAACAGCTCCAGCAAGGGGACCTTCAGCTGGGTTGCACGGCCGAGTGGCTACACCAGCTACTACGGGCGCACTCCTGAATACTGGCGGCTGAAGTAACCTGCATGGATCGGGGTCCCACTATGCCGGAGCACGAGGTCTCGCACGGAGACATCTACCACAAGCTCGGCGCCCTGGAGGGGAAGCTCGATGCTGTCATGGTGTCCGTTGCGGAGAAGCGAACAGACCTGGCCGATGCGTTCAAGCGGCTGGTCGAGGTAGAGAAGCGCGTGGCCCAGGGCGTCATCCTGGCGGTGGTGATCAGCCTGATTGCACCGGTGCTGTGGTCGGCAGTTGGGGCCCGGCTACACTTCGGTGGACCACCGGCTGAGGCCAGCAGCCATGACTCAAGAACCGGGGCTGCTCCCTGACATCGTTCCGTTCTTCGAGCACTGGAAAGGCCTCCCTCATCAACGGGCCGGTGCTCAGCAGTTCTGGGAGGCGGTGCCGGCCAGCCTGAAGCGCCGCGACGCCAGCTGGTATCAGACCTGGCAGGGGGCGGGGAAGCAGGAGCAGCCGCGCACGCTCAGCAACCCGCTGCAGGTGCCCTACTACAGCCAGCGCGACTCGGCCACCGCGCACGCGCTCAGGATGTGCTTCAGCTCCAGCTGCGCCATGCTCCTGGAGACCCTCAAGCCGGGGACGCTCAAGGGCCCGAACGGCGACGACACCTATCTGGGCCGGGTGCTGCGCTATGGCGACACCACCGAGGCCCCGAACCAGATCAAGGCGCTGGCGCACTATGGCGTCACCGCCCACCTGGACCAGACCTGTGGGATCGATGACGTCAAGGCGCAGATCGACAAGGGGATCCCGGTGCCCCTCGGCTGCATCCACAAGGGCGGCCTCGGCAACCTCTACGGCGACGGCCACTGGCTGATCGCCATCGGCTACGACGCCACCAACTTCATCGTCCACGACCCGTTTGGCGAGATGGACGTGCTGAGCGGCGGTTACATCAACAACTGGGGCGCCAGGCTGCGCTACTCGTTCAAGAACTTCTGTCGTCGGTGGGAGGTGGTGCCATCAGGCAACAGCTACCGCTACGCGCCCGGCAACGGCTGGGCGATCATCGCTCAACCCATCACCTGAGGAGGTCACCATGCAACTGGATTCTGTGCACATCGAGGTGCTGCTCGGCTTCGGCCTGTTCTTCCTGTCGGAGGCGCTGTCGCTCAGCCCCCGCACCCGATCGAACGGCGTGCTGCAGCTGCTGCTGAATGCCGCCCGCCGGGCCTATCCCTACGAGCCGCGCAAGCCTGAGAGCCTGCTCGGCAATCTGCTGGACCGGCAGGAGAAGCGGGGGCGCCGCTGATGGCGCTGATCGATCACAGCCGCCTGGTGCGTCAGCTCAGGCTGCATGAAGGCGAGCGGCTCAAGCCGTATCGCTGCACCGCCGGCAAGCTGACGATCGGCGTCGGCCGCAACCTTGAGGACCGTGGCATCACGGCGCAGGAGTCGGCCTATCTGCTGAGCAACGACATCACCTCCACCCAGGCGGCGCTGCTGAAGGCGCTGCCATGGGCGGGGAACCTCGATGACGTGCGGCAGCGGGTGCTGATCGACATGGCGTTCAACATGGGCCTGGGCACGCTGCTGACGTTCAAGCGGACGCTGGCGGCAGTGCAGGCCGGGCAGTATCAGCAGGCGGCGGTGATGATGCTCGACTCTCGCTGGGCCGGCCAGGTCGGGCAGCGCGCGAAGCGCCTAAGTCAGATGATGGCAACAGGGCAGGATCCGCGCGAGCTGCTCTCGTAGCCTGAGGCAGGGACTGCTGAGCCTCCCGGCTGGTCAACCGGGGGGCTCTTTCTTGCGGCGGTCATGCCGCCAGCAGCCGGCGCACCGTGGTGCGTGAGCAGCCGAGGCGATCGGCGATGGCTTGCTGGGTCCAGCCGTCGCGGCGCCACCGGCGTGCGCGTTGCTGGCGCGACTCGGTGGCCCAGGCGAGGACCAGCAGGGGGAGCAGGAGCAGGGCGACGGCCCAGGCGGTGATGCAAGCGATGGACATGACGGGAAATGCGGTGGGGTGATGGTCGGCGGCGCGCTCGGCCTGCCGTGTGAATGGGGTGCGGGGATTGCCGACTGCTTGGCAGGCTCCCCGCGGGCCAGGGGTCAATGCCCCGGAGGAGGCGGCTGCCTCCCGATGACCACAAGGTAGACCCACGGCTGCAGCACTACCACGTAGCCGTAACAATCCGTCACACTCCCAGGTCGTCGCTCACCCGCGCCGCCGCCGCGCGCCCTGCGTCCTCGATCAGGTGCGCGTACCGCCGCGTTGACTGGAGGCTGGTGTGCCCCAGCAGCTGGCCCACCACGTCGATCCCGTGTCCCGCGCTCAGCCCGTAGCTGGCGAACGTGTGCCGCAGGTCGTGTGGCCGGCAGTCCACCAGGCCCACCTCATCCCGCAGCTCCTTCCACAGCGAGTGGTAACCGCCCAGCGGCTGGCCAGGCCGGCCCCCGGCGATCACCCACTCCCCACCATCGGGCGGCTGATGCGCACGCAGCTCCTCGAGGATCTCCATCGCCCTGGGCACCAGCAGCACCCGCCGGGCACGGCCCGTCCGCCGCCCGGTCTTGTGGTGCTCCGCCGGGATGATCAGCCGCCCCCCGGTCCAGTCCACCCACTCCCACCGCGCATGGAGCACCTCGCGCAGGCGGCAGCCGGTGAGCAGCAGCAGGCGGATCAGCTGGCAGAACCGCCACCGCACCCCAGGGCCCCCCGCCTCCCACCGCACTAGGGCGTCGCGCAGCCGGCGCAGCTCGTCGCCGCTCAGGTACCGCTCACGGGCCACCTTCGCGTCGAGCTCCACACCCAGGCACGGCCGCGGCGCCCGGCCGTCGCCCCACCACCCCCACCGCTCGCTCAGCCGCAGGGCCCTGGCCAGCTGCAGCACCGCCGCGCGGGCGACCGGCCGCCGCCCTGCCCGGTCGTAGAACTCCTGCACCATCGGCGTGGTTATCCGCCCCACCTGGACCCGACCGAAGGCCGGCAGCAGGTGGTTGCGCCAGATGAAGTCCTCCGTCACCCACCCGGGCCGGGCCTGCCGCGCCAGGCGGTGGCGCTCGTAGAGGCCCTGCCCGGTCGGGGCCTCGCGGCGCTGCTTGCGCTCCTCGACCGGATCCCCACCCTCGCGCACGCGGGCGAGGGCCTCCCTGGCCAGCCGCCTTGCGTCATCCGGGGTGAGCTCCGCCGGGGTGCCCAGCTTCAGCTCACGCTGGCGCCCGTCGACCCGATGCCTCAGGTACCAGGTGCGGGCCCCGGAGGGCAGCACCAGCAGGGTGAGGCCCGGCACCAGGGAGTCGTTCAGCCGGTACCGCTGGGCCCGGGGGGTGGCGCGCTCCACCACGGTCTTCGTCAGCTTCATCGTTCCCACACCGTTCCCACAGACTCCGAGGATCCGGGGTGATGTAGACGATTCCGCGAGGAAGGTCCATCCGCAGAAACCCTGGCTCCGAGGATGCCAGAGGATCCGCCGGTAAGCCAGGTCATGTGAACCAAGATTAAATAGAACTGCTCAAAATCCCTTTTGATTTCAACAACTTAGCGACCCTCCAAACTTTCGTTCCCACGCAGTTCCCACGCTCAGCGCAACTATTGCGGGTGATCCGCAAGTAGCGGCAGTGATGGCTGATGATGATTATTCAGTCGACGCGTTGACGTAGACCGGCCGATACCACTGGGTCCTGGTGTGCTCGCGACCTTTGCCGTAGCGGACGGTGTGCCAATGGCCTGAGCGCCAATGTGGGCGGACCGACAGCCGCCCTTCTCCCGCCCCCGCTGACGACTGCTGCCGCTGCAGCTTGAAGTCACGGCCGATCCAGGTGGGGGCGATCGGAGATCGAGCCTGCTTCCCCCTGCGACCGAAGCCGCTGCCTCCGACCGGCCTGACCGGATCGGTAGTGATCAGCTCCGGCTCGTGGAGGTGGGTGTACCAGGAGTTGATTGCCAACTTGGCGATTAGCTTTGCGGCTTCATTGACGTCAGGACTTTTGTAGTTGTAGCCGGGTGGCATCAATAGGATGTCGCACAGCCCCACGTTCCACTGACCTGAACTCCAAACTTGCGTGACTGGTATCGCCACCAGTCCTTCGTGCTTGTTGAGCACCAGCATGGCCAGCAGAGTTCTTCCGTCGATCTTTACGGAGTGATCACCGAGCGGGAAGAACAGGACGTAGCCCGGCAGAACGTAGGGGCGATTCCAGGTGAGGTTTGGGACGTCAGTGTGAAGCCAAGCGCTCAAAAGGCTGTCCGAAACATACCTAGGTGGGACGTCGAAGCAGGCAAGCGCCTGAAGCGTTTCGGTTACGCATTGCGACCTTGGTGGAACATTGCTGCTGAGGAGGAGCTTGGCGTTCTCAACAGTGACGCGCACATACTGCAACCAGCTCATGTAGCCAGATGGGGTGATGCGCAGCCCGGCCTGCTTTGCTGCCCATTCGTGGTGAGCGCGAGCAAGTGTGATGTTGTCCATACGTTGAGCCTACGGACCCGGCTGGTCCACAACCGAGGGCCTGCAACAATCCTTCGCAGACCCCCAATCTGTTCCCACACCGTTCCCACGAATCGCTCTGATCGCAGAGAACGAATCAGGAAAACCGGGGGTTGAATCGGTCAAAAACGACAGGAAAATCAATGGTTTAGACACTTTGAATTAACCAAGATCAAGTAAGGCGCTGGCGTAAAGCCTAGTCGTTCCAACGGGTTACGGGGATCAGCTCAGATCCGTTCCCACGCAGTTCCCACAGGCGCGTCAGGTGTCAGGGCTTGGGGTTGAGCTGCTGGAGCAGCCCGCAATCGCACAGGCGGAAGTCCTGCTCGCAGGGCCCGCCGCACTCGGCGATGGTGTGGGCGGGGGGAGCTGTCAAGGGATCCTTGACGGCTGGCCGAGCGCTGGTCTTTGCGGCCTCAAGGGCAGCTAGCCGTGCGTCCTGCTCCATCCGCCAATCAACGGCGGTGTTGTGTAGGGTCTGAAGTTCGCTGATCTGGCGCTCCAGTGCCTCGACGCGGGCGAGGAGTTCAAAAAAGCAAGAGGCCACGGGCGGATGCGCAGCATCTCTGACCCATGCCCACTGCTCCGGCGTGGCGCGATATTGCTCGGTCATGGCTTGATTGCGGTTGGTTTGGTCTGCAGTGATCGAGGCCCCACGCGGAAGAACAGGTAACCCGGCTCGAAACGGTCTCCCGCTTCATACTCGACCAGGTCGTGACGGCGGAGCTGGGTCAATTCCTTGCTGAGATAGGCCTGGTGGCTGATCTGCAGCTCTTCCATCAGCCGCTCGGCACTGATGCGTTGAGTCGGCTTCGGCGCCAGCCTGGCCAGCGCTAAGCAGTGGATGATCGCCCGATTCGGAATCCGGTGGCGGTTGGCCAGCAGGTGGGCGACGAGCTCAGTCACGCTTCCACCTCCTGCAGTGGCGAATGGCTCAGGCGCAGCTGCGCTACCCACCACTCGATTCCAACGCTGTCCACCACCAGGTAACACGGGAAGCCTTGCCGCGTTGGCATCTGCGCCGTCACCAGCGCCGTCTCCTCCCTGGGCCAGCCGCGGACATACACCGTGTCGCCTGGCGTGAACCGCCACGGCTGCGCGTTCAGCACTCGAGTGTTCATCGAACCACCCTCACCTCAGTGGACAGGCCAAACGCCATCCGCAGCAGCTGCTGACGCTCGATCGCTTCATCCAGGCTGTCGGCCAGCCAGGCATTGTCCCGGCTGGCTTCGGCCGTAATGACCGGGGGGATCGGCTTCCCGTCACCCTTGGGTGCGCAGATCCACTGCGCTCCACGGATCAATCCGAACATCACTGCAGGCTCCGGCAGGCCCGGGCGATCCCGGCGTTGCAGTCGTTGCGCGTCATCTGCTCCAGGCTGTCGTTCAGCACGAACCAGAACGCGGGCAGTAGTGCCGCCCATAAAGCGAGGCCTTTTAGTTTCGCAAGCATGGTAAGGGTCAGCGAAGGATGAAGCCCTGGCGGGCCAGATAGTTGATGCAGGCCGCGGCATTCTGCGATTGAGTGCCGCCGGCCCATTCGATGAACAGGTTGTCGGCGGGGGTGCGGATCTGCCAGCCGTGGCCATCGGTCTGGAGGTAGTGGCCGGTGCGGGCTTCGAGCAGCTGATTGAGCTTCAGCATGTCGACGCCGTTCACCGTGTAGTCGAGGGATTTGAGCTGAGAGGGCATAGGAAGGTGTGCCGCTGAGGCAATCATCCCTACCCCAACCCAGCACCGGTAGGGGTTCGTAACAATCCGTCACGCTTCGGCGAGTAGTCTTCGCACTCGTTCGCGTACCTAGGCCCATCCGTCTCCGGATCTGGCCATCCTTCCGTGCACGGCCGCACCGCCTCAGGGTCCCAGAACCAGCAGCTGGTGCAGCTCCGCCGCTGCGGCTGACCCTGCAGGCGTGGCAGCTCTGGCGCCACCTGGCGGTGCAGGTCACCCCGGCGAACACCGCGCACGGTCGACGGGCTCACGCGCAGTTCGACCGACAGCGACCGCAGAGATCGAGGCGACGTGAGCATCAGCCGCACCTCGTCCTCGGTCAGCTCACCGGCATCGCGCTTGGACTGCCTGCGGGCCCGCTGCGGGTCGCCAATCAGGTTGGTCCACCGGTGGCTGCAGCCATGACAGAGCACCCGCTGCCGGCGGCCGTAGGGGGTGATGCGCGACTCGATCACAGCAGTGTCGGCCGAGCTGCACTCTGGGCATTGGTGGCGCGGCGCTGGCGGCGTGCCGGTCTGCGCTTCACGATCAGTCCATCGGTGGCCGCAGGCGCAGCACTCCAGCCGGCGGTAGAGGCCATATCTGCGCCGATGGCTGAGCGCCACCTGGACATGCGTGCCTTCGCAGGCGGGGCAGGTGCGGGAGGGGGTCACTTCGGGGACTCCTGCCGCAGCTCGGCGGCGAGGGCGAGAAAGCGGCGGCGGATTTTGCTACGCTCATCCTGCCTAATATGACTTTCCATAGGCGCTTGTTCAGGGAGCATTAACTCAAGGGGCACCACCTGATCCACTGCAGCGATCAGCGCAGCGGCAAAGGCTTTGCCTCGATACTTGCGAGGCTCCATACCGTCGGCTGCATCCATCACAGCCTGCGCGGCGGGGGAGAGGGGTGGGGTGGTCATTGCGTTAACAATGCGGTGATACTTACAGCTGCAACAGCCAAGATTAAAACGATAAGAACATCGGTGTCGTTAGTCATCACCCCACCTCCGCACCGGGCACCGGCAGGGCGTTGTCTTGGCGGTGCGTGTTTGTGTCGTCCGCGTAAACATAGGCATCCATACTTTGTAAAAACCGCAGTGCCATCGCTGCCGTTTGCACTGCCTCGCGCTGCACATCCGTGATCAGCGACTTGCCCGGTTCATAAGTGACCTGGAGAACCGCTTGCGTCAGCTCTCCAAACTCCTCGCCAATAATCGCAATCGCGTGTAGAGGGTCAGTTGGCCATTCTGGGTGTTTCGCCTGCGCTTTCGCCAGCTCTTCGGCAACCGCCTGCAACCACCGCTCATACACCGGCACCGGCTCGATGGTGGGGCGGGCGAAATGGGTGAGTGCTTCTAGGTCGCTGGCAGTCAGAGTGACTTGTCGCGGCTCATCAGTTCCGGCGTGCAGGGCGTGAATCACCTCTGGGTCTAATCCTCGAATTAGCCGACGCTGCTCCAAATAGTGGGCAACCCTGCTGGCGGCATCCGTCACTCCCTCCGGCTCGGGCTGGGCCAGTGCGGGGCGGGCCGCTTCAACGGCTTCGTGCAGTGCGTCCTCATGGTGCTGGGGCCACCGGCCACCGTGGTCGTCATAGGCCTGCACAAGACGTTGCAGTTCCGCGCGGTAGTCGTTGCTCATGATGCAGTGGGGGTAGAGAACAGCAGCCTGCGAAGCTGCCGGATCTTGACGGGCACCAGGTGCCAGCTGCTGACCGTGCCGCACACCTGACCCAGCTGGATGCGGATCTCGCCGGCGGGCGTGGTGTGGAAGGTGGGCAGGGCCAGGGGCTGATCACTGGTGGCGGGGGCAGTGGCGATGCGCGCCAGGGCCTGCTGGGTGGGCGTGGTGAGTTGGATCATGGCTCCACCACGTTGAGACGATCGGCGACGAGCTGGGCATAGCCAGCGATGTCGTGCCAGCTGTCGGCATAGTCCGGGTCGCCATTCAGGATGCGCCCCAGCATGTGAGCGATCATGTCCAGTGCTTCCACTTGATCATCTGCAAGTTCTTCCTTGAGCTTGTAAGTGAACATCACGCTCTTGAGATGCTGCGTGACTCGCGCATGTCTGGCGAAGTTGCCGTAGCGGTTGCCGCGTTCGTTCAGTGTTGCGCTGATGTCGTTTGTCATTTGGTGGTTGTGCGAGTGGACTTGCGGCGGAGCTTCTCCGGCAGCACGAGGCCCTTGATCCGGGCCACGCGCGCATTGAGGGCGGCCCAATCCTCCAGGTCCTTGAACCTGAAGTGGCCGGTGCCCTTCTTGAACACCTTGAACTCGAAAAACCCCCAGTCGTGCCACACGCCGGGCTCAAGTCGGTCGAACCCGGCGGGCCGATCAGGCTTCTCGACTTCCTCGTACTTCCGGCCGGTGATGTAGCACAGGGCCTTCACCAGATCCTGCTCCCGACTCTTGTTGCCGCCGTATCGGATGCTCACCGTGCCGCCGCTCCAGTCCGGCTCGACCAGATACGGCACGATGAACTTCTGGTTGAACAGGTAAGCGTCGTTCGTCTTCCACCCCTCGACCTGCCAGCGGTTCTCGTGGGTGTGGCGGGTGAGCTCATCGAACGCAGCCTCGACCGCACGATCGATCCGTTGTTCGGTCGTGCCGGCGATCACCTGCAGCATCCGAAACAGGTTCCGCTCAGTGAACGGGACCTTCGTCTGCTGCTCCACGAACTTGTTGATGTCCCCCGCCAGCTGGCTGGTGGCCATCTCGCGCGGCAGCATCTCGGCGATCACCGACTCCCAGAACGACTTCTGCAGCTCCTTGCGGAACCGGTTGCGGCTGGCGGCGCAGCCCTCCATCGTGATCTGGATGCCCAGCTCGCCTTTGTAGATGCCACCTACCTGGGCCTGCAGGCGCACGCCGGCCTCCAGCTGCTGGTCATAGATCCGGCAGGCCTCGACGTAGCGGTTCACCAGGTCGCGGGAGCGGCGGTAGCGGATCAGGCCCTGGCCCTCGGCCTCGATGTCGTCAGGCCCGAGGAAGAACCCGTCGAACTCATCAGCGCCGCTTACACGTTGGCCAGGCTTGGTCAGCCGCACCAGGCCGATCTCGCTGCGCGTGGTGCGCTCGGCATCCTCGAACACCGGGCCCAGCTTCTGGCGGCTGCCGTACTGCTCGATCAGCGTGCACAGCTCTCTGCTGGCCCTGTTGCCCCAGCGCTCGTTGCTGACGGTGTTCCAGTTGCACAGGGCAGCAATCTCGCAGCCGGCCGGGGCGATGCTGAAGGCGTGCAGGATGTGCCGCTCATCCGCCGAGAAGGGCGGGTTCATCACGATCAGGTCGACGTGGCTGATCTGATCGGCGGTGACCTGCAGCCAGTCGCCGCCAATCAGCCGGCAGCAGGGGATGGGCGCCAGGATCGCCCGTAGCTTCGGTTCGGGCTCGACCGCCAGCACCTCTGCTGCGTCGAGCTGCAGGCAGGCCTGCACCAGGTTGCCGCTGCCGGCGCTGGGCTCCACCACCACCCGGCCGCGCAGGTCGAGTGGGTCGAGCATGGTGGCCGCCACCTCGGGCGGGGTGGGGTAGAAGTCGGGGTTGAACATCAGGCCACCCCCCGGCCGCGGCGGTGAACTGGCTGGCGAGGCTTGCGCGGCGGCTCGGTGCGCATCTCCAGGGCCACGGCCTTCCATGCCTCGATCAGCTCGGGCGCCATCGCCTCGCCGGCCTGTAGTGCAGCGAAGCGCTCATCCCACTCGCGGGCAAACCCCTTGGCGCGATCGAGGCTGCCCATGCAGCCACCCATGGCAAGGCCGGTGTTGATATGGGTGAGGTTCCACAGGCCGTGGATCTCCTTGAAGTACGGCTGATCGTCGTCGCCGTCGAAGCCGATCGGCTTGTGGATGGCGATGCCCTTGCCAGCCCAGGCCGGCTTGATCTCGATGGCTTGCTCGCCGTGCGGTCGCTGGAAGCGGAGCGTGACGGTGCGGGTCATGGTGTGGAGGGGATGGGGTAGTGCCGGGATGGGCTCCGGCGGGCCGTGTGCTGTGGTCAAGCCCAGCCGAGGTCGTCGAGGGTGCATAGCTGACGAACCACGTCGGAGTGTCGAACTGCCATCAGCAGTTCTTCGGTGCCGTTGTTCAGGTCTTGGCGAAACCAGTCGATCCGGCCAGTGCGCGAATTGGGAACGAATCGCGCACCAAAGCTGCCGCAGGGGCTGGTCAGGTTGACAGTCTCCTCAAGGACGAAGGAGCTGGTCATGTCGGTCGCAGCCTCTGGGCTGCCGTGTGGGGTCTCCCCCTGTGGTCACAACCTAAGCCACATTGCCGGTCAGTCTGGCGGGTCGTAACAATCCGTCACATTCTCATCCCACGGGCTGCCCGTCACCTTCCACCGCCCGTGCAGCGTCTGCTGGTATCCCCCCAGGAAGCTCTGCATCGTCGGCTGCGCGATCCCATGCCGCTCCGCCCACCGCCACCGATCACGAATCGTTACCCGGATCGTCTTGCCCACCTTCACATCACGCAGCCGCCACCCTGGCTCATCCTCTGGTCGCGGCTCATCAGCCTCGCTCCGCTTCACCCACCACACCCAGTTGCCGCCGGTGTTGCTGATCCGCTCTCGGCGCACCAGACCCAACCTCTCCAGTTTCGTCAGCGACCGGTTCAGTGATGCGCGGTCTGTTCCCAACTGATCCGCCAGCTCGCTCAGGTCCGCCCACCACCCTGGGCACAGCTGCTCCAGCTGCACCAGGGTGAGGACCAACTCAACGCGGTGGCGCCGCCGCAGCGACGCCAGGAACTCCGCCTCGATCACGGCTCAGAACGGGATGTCGTCGCCGGCGGCCACCGGGGGCGGCGCGCTGTTCCATGCCACCTGCTGCTGTGGCGGGCGGTGCTGCTGCGGTGGCGCTGCTGCTGGAGCAGGAGCCGGAGCAGGAGCCGGAGCCGGAGCCGAGGCCGGGGCCGGGGCTGCAGCCGGGGCCGGAGCATAGCCCTGCTCCTGCTGCGCGTCCTGTCTGCTGCCCAGCAGCGTCAGCCGATCAACCACCACCACCGGCTTCGACTTCTCTTCGCCGGTGGTCCGATCGGTCCAGCGCTGCGTCGTCATCCGGCCAGTGACCGCGACCTGGCTGCCCTTCCGCACATAGTCCCCCGCCACCTGGGCCTGCTTGCCCCAGATCTCCAGGTTGAACCAATCTGGCTGCTCATCACGCTTCACGCTGTTCACCGCCAGCGTCAAGTTCGCCACTACCGTGCCGGTCTCGAAGTACCTCATCTCAGGGTCGCGCCCTGCACGGCCGGCCAGTGTAATCACATTCATGGATTCAGTTGCGATTGGGAATTGGTGTCCAGCCAAGCTGAACTGATCTTCTCGAAGGCCATCACGCCTTCCATTGGATACAGCACCCGCGTGCCGATCCTCACAAACGCTGGCCCCTGGCGCTTATGCCTCCAATTGGCCAGCGTCTGATGGTTGAGCCGCCACCGCTGGGCAAGCTCCTTCGGTGTCAGAAATGCGCGGTCTGCCGTCATGTGTCGCCTATTGCTCTGAGAAGACCGCAAGCGGGTCCTGGGCCGTTTCCAGCTGCTCCGCTTCCACGGGCTCTGGCGTTGTTGTTGGCGCAACATCTTCCACTGGCTGCGCATCAAGCACTTCTACAGGCGCAATCTGGCGCTGGATCCGTTGGTTCAGATCTGCGACCACCGCATTGGAGCTCACGGAAACGTTACGAACCTGGGCTTGCTCAACCTCGTCTTTCACGCCTAGCCCAAACAGCACTTCAGGCATGTAGAGATTGATCAGGCGAGTCGCGGCACGCCATCGCAGCATCTGCTCCGGGATGCTCTTGTACTTGTTGTTGCGCGTCCAACCATCAGCAACGGCTTCTTTCATCGTCACCACTACGCTGATCTCCTCGCCGGTGGCGGCCAGCACCGCCCGGGCCTGGACCTCCAGCGCCTCGCCCTGGCCCTTGCTCGCCCACGTGATCGGGCCTGCCAAGATGCCGGACTTGTTGGCGCGGGCGATTGCAAACCGGGCGCTCGTGCCCGGCCGGCCATTGATGACCGTCACCTCCTGGAACATCACCATCGGATGCTCACCCAGCTGCTGGGCGTACATCAGGGCGACCATGCAGCTCTCAGGCTTGCCCTGGAAGTGTCCTGGCACCATCCCGCTCATCGAGAAGGCCTTGGCCACACGCCATAGGTGCTCGAATGCAGCGCCATCATGCAGGAACGACAAGGGGCCTGGCGCGGCCGCTGTCTGGGTTGTCAGTGCGGTTGTCTCAGTCATGGTGTCTTGTGGAATCGAATGAATCGGAACAATCGGTCGATCGCGTCCTGGTCTGCTTCGTTCAGCTCATCGATGATCTGAATCGTGGCTGCCAGGTGCTCTAATCCCTGCAGCGCCTCCACCACGGTCGGCGGCTCGAGGAACTGCAGGCTCTCGGGTAACTCGTGCTCTGTGCTCAGTCACACCTCCTCTGGTTGATCACGGGCGCCGCAGCGCCATGTAGGCCATCCCCAGGGCAACAGCCCACAGGTACACGGCCAGCTCCTGCTCAATCACGGCACCACCCAGGCAGGTCGATCGGCTCCTGCACTAGGTCGCCGTAACCGGGCCACACCCCATTGGCCCAACACTCGGCCAGCAGCGTCATCGCCGCCTCGATCCGCCGCTGACCGGCAGCGATCAGCGCACCGCTGGCTGGATAGACCGCCACCGCAAACGGCCGCTCAGACTCGATCACCAGCGACAGGAACTGCTCAGCGCCCAGCGCGCCCTGGTTCCAGGCCGCCTGCACGTGGTAGTCGAAGTTGGCGATGCTCTTGCTGAACTCCACCCGGCTGGCGTCCTTGGAGGTCTTTACGTCGACCACCAGGCGGCGGTCCTCGCTGTGCCAGTCCGGGCGGGTCTTGCACTCCAGCCCCGTGGCCGGATCGGACCACACGTAGCTGGCCTCACGACGGCCCGGCAGCTCCAGCAGGAACCTTGCCGCAGGGTGCTTGTGCACCGCATCAGCCATCCGCCGCACCCGGTCGGCATCGTCGGGGCTCAGCACGATCTTGCCGGCTGCCTCCTTCTCGAACTCGGCCGCCAGCTCCTTGCCCGCCTTCGTGCGGCGGTCGAAGGCGTGCGGCGGCACTGCCACCGTCTGGCTCCAAAGGTCTGGCTCCAGCACCGCAGTGTGCAGCGCGGTGCCAACCTCCATCGCTGGTGTCGGTGGCTTCTTCTCCCGGTCCGGCGCCAGGAACTGGTCGAAGTAATGCAGCGGGCTGCGGCCGAGCACCTTGATCTGGCTGGGGCTGACAGCCTTCAGCGCGTGGTACTCGTCGTTGCTCAGACCGGGCAGGTGTTTGAGCTCAGGCATGCTCCTGATGTAGGGGTCGCTGCCGACCATAAAGCCCTCACTCCACATACTCTGGCCTCCCTCCCCATAACTTCACATACTGTTACAACCCATTGATTTCGCACGATAATCTGCGATCGTTCCCCTACCGTCAACCGATTCGTCGGGCCCTATGGCCGTCAACCTCAGGCCTTTTCAGGCCACAGCTGTTACCGAGATCCGCGGGGCCTTCATGGCTGGCCACCGCCGCATCCTGTTCGTCCTCCCCACCGGCGGCGGCAAGACCTTCACCTTCGTCTACATCGCTGAGCAGGCCGCCATCCGCGGCAATCGCGTCTGCATCCTCGTGCACCGCCAGGAGCTGGTTGATCAGGCCTCCCGCTCACTGCACGCCATCGGCTGCGAGCACGGCATCATCGCCGCCGGCTACCGCCAGGACCTCCGCCACACCGTTCAGGTCGCATCCGTTCAGACCCTCGCCCGCCGGCTCCACACCCTCCCGGCTGACTTCTTCCAGCTGCTCATCGTCGACGAGGCCCACCACGCCGTCGCCGGCACCTGGGCCAAGATCCTCGCCGCCATGCCCCGCGCCCATGTCCTCGGCGTCACCGCCACCCCTGAGCGCCTCGACGGCCGCGGCCTCGGCGATCAGTTCTCCGTGCTCATCGAGGGCCCCGATGCCGCATGGCTCACCCAGGAGGGCTTCCTCGTCCCTGCCCGCACCTTCGCCCCGCCCGGCATCGACCTCTCAGGCGTCCGCCGCTTCGACACCAAGAAGGGCAAGCACGACTCTGAAGACCGCCTGCGCCAGGGCCAGGCCATGGGTGATGCCGTCACCCACTACCGCCGCACCATCGAGGGCCACCACAACGGCACCGCCATCGCCTTCTGCATCTCCGTCGCTCACGCTGAAGCCGTCGCCGAGGCCTTTCGCAATCAGGGCATCATCGCCGCCATGCTCGATGGCAACACCGATCGAGGCGTCCGCAAGCGCCTGATCAACGACCTCGGCACCGGCCAGCTGAAGGTGCTCACCTCCTGCGACATCATCAGCGAGGGCACCGACATCCCATCGGTCACCGGCGCCATGCTCCTGCGCCCCACCGACTCCCTGGGCCTGCACCTGCAGCAGGTGGGCCGCGTCCTCCGCCCATGCCCGGGCAAGGAACACGCCATCATCAACGACCACGTCGGCAACAGCCACCGCCACGGCCTGCCCACCGATCCCCGCGACTGGTCCCTCGAAGGCCGGCCCAAGGGCAAGTCGCGCAAGCCATCCGATGCCCTCCCCACCAGGGTCTGCCCCGCCTGCTTCGTCACCCAACCAGCAGCGCAGCTCACCTGCGACTGCTGCGGCCACACCATCGACCCACCAAAGCCCCGCGAGCTCACCATCGTCGATGGCACGCTCCAGGAACTGCCGGCCGCCGTGGTCGCCCGCCGCCGACAGGCCGAGGTCGGCAGTGCACGCACCCGCGAAGAGCTCGAAGCGATCCGCCTGGAGCGCGGCTACTCTCGCGGCTGGACCGATCACATCCTCCGGGCCCGAGGCAACCATGGCAGAGCGTTCGGATGAGCGGCGCATCCAGTCCGAGATACAGCTGGCTGCATCTGCCGGCGGCGGCACCGCCCGCCTCTGGCGCAACAACGTCGGCGCACTCCGTGACCAGCGCGGTCAGCTCGTGCGCTACGGCCTCTGCCCGGGCTCATCCGACCTCATCGGGCTGCGCACCATCACCATCACCCCCGACATGGTGGGCCAGCGCGTCGCCGTCTTCTCCGCCATCGAGGTCAAGGACCGCGGCCGCCCCACCGATCAGCAGCAGGCCTTCGTCGCCATGGTGCAGCAGGCCGGCGGCCTCGCTGGCATCGCACGATCCGTCCCTGACGCCCTATCCATCCTCCGACTGTGACGAAGGGTTACGACGACCAGGCCAGCAGCACCGGCCGCCCATAGCGTGGGCCTGCACCTTGCCCCCACGCACCATGTCCATCACCGCCCAAACCGCACTCCACCGGCTCCGCAAGCTCTACCGCGACGCCAACCACTGCGATGCCGCCACCGACGAGCTGGCCATCGCCTGGGCCGAGAAGCCCGAGCTCTGGGCTGAGCACAAGATCCGCTTCGGCGGCTGGGGCTACATCGTCACTGAAGCAACCGTCCGCGAGGCCCGCCAGCTTCATCGCCGCATCACCGCTGCCCAGCAGCAAGCGCCGGCAGCATGACCGCTCCACTCCCCTACATCGTCACCGGCCGCCGACGCGGTGAAGAACCCGTCCGCTTCAAGCTGATGGCCATCTCACCTGCTCACGCCATCACAACCGCCCAGGAACTCCTCCCCGGCTACCTCCTCTCCACCGCAGTCCTCGATCCCGAATGGGACGACGAACCAGCATGAGCATCACCCACGATCCCCAACTCGCCATCCTTGAACTGCGCGACTCCGTAGCCTGGGCCGCTGGCGTCGGTTACGAGCGCCGGCGCACCGCTGAGCATCTCCGCCAGCGCGCCACACTGCTCCAGCAGATGCCAGGCCCTACGCCGCGCGCCGTGGTCTACGAACTCCGCCGCCTCGCTGACGAGCTCGATGCCACACCCTGCTGATTCCCAGCAGCTGCTCGATCAGCTCGCCCTCCTCCCCGACACCTGGGGCCTTGTCGCTGTCGACGGCCGCAAGCGCGCTTACCATGACGCCTGGCAGTCCAACCCGCTCACCAAGCAGCAGGCCGCAGCTGAGATCACCGCCGGCCGCGCCAAGGCCATCGGCGCCATCGCAGGCCCCACCTCCGGCGGCCTCCTCTTCGTTGACCACGACGGCATCTCCGCCACCGCTCAACTGGAGCGCCTGGGCCTCCCCCTGCGCGACCTCCCCAAGTCCCTCGCCTTCACCTCAGGCCGGGATGGCCGCTTCCAGATCGCCTACACCATCTCACCAGACTTCTGGCCGGCGCTGCGCGGCCGCCGCTTCTGGTACACCGGCGACCCTGACCCCAACACCGGGAAGCCAGGCAAGGTCCTCGGCACCGACGGCAAGGCTGAGCAGATCGACCTCCGCTGGCACGGCCACTACTCCGTCGTCATCGGCGCGCACCCCGACACCACCGGCTATCGCTGGCTCCCAGGCCGCGGCCCCCACGATCAGCAGCTCACCGAAGCGCCCACCGCTCTCATCGAGCTCCTCCTGCGCGACCCCGAGCCAGATCCAACCCCACTCCTTACCGCCAGGCCCACCACACCACCGCCACCCCCCAGCAGCGCCACACTGCCGCTGCTCGACTTCATCACCCGCGACTCCCGCGAGCTGGTCGAATCCGGCGGCACCCCAGGCTGCTGGAACGACGACCAGCTCCGCCTCTCCCTCGACCTCCAGGGCACTGAGGCATGGATCCGCCACCAGGGCCACGCCCCAGACCTCACCGCCTCCCAGGCCTTCGCACTCCACATCGACGCAGCACGCAACAAGGCCAAGGACTTCGACGATCGCAAGGCCTGGCACCGCTTCGATGGCGCCACCAACCGCAACCCCACACCAGGCACACCGCTCGACAAGCTCGAGTCACGCCTCGCCTTCCACACCCGCACACGCGCACAACAAAAAACCGGGCCCCATTCCAAGGGCCCGGCCGCATCCCCTACAGACGACGAACCGCAGAAGTCCGACGTCAAGGACTCTACGCCTTACGCACCCACCCTCGCCAAGCCGCAGAAGCTCGAAGCTGGTGAGCTCCTCGCCATGCTCCGCATCCAAGCCGGCGAAGACCGCATCCGCTTCAACACCTTCACCCAGGGCATCGAGATCGACGGCCGCCCCCTCGAAGGTGCCGAGCGCTTCTACCTCTCCCTCGCTGAGCAGGGCTTCAAGGTCACCAAGGACCTCGCCCTCGACTGCCTCATCCAGGTGGCCCGCGAGCACCCCTATGACCCGGTGACCCTCTACCTGGAGCACGTGGCCGCCACCATCACCCCCGCCTACATCGGCGGCCTGGCCACCGCCTACCTCCGCACCGAAGATGCCGCCCTCGGCCAGCCCACCCTCTACGACCACATGCTGCGCTGCACCCTCATCGGTGCTGTCCGCCGCGCCTTCGAGCCCGGCAGCAAGCACGACACCGCCTGCGTGCTCATGGGCGATCAGGGCGCCCGCAAGAGCTCCTTCTGGTCTGCGCTCGGTGGGCCATTCTTCTCAGACGCCCTTGGCGACTGCACCTCGAAGGACGACCTGATGGTGCTCCACAGGAGCTGGATCATGGAGTGGGCTGAGCTCGACCACATCATGGGCCGCCGCCATGCCGGTCAGGTCAAGGCCTTCCTCTCGCAATCGACCGACCTCTTCCGCGTCCCCTACGGCAAGTCCACCGAGGCCTTCCCGCGCCGCGGCATCATCGTCGGCTCGACTAACCGCCAGAACGGCTTCCTCCAGGACGACACCGGCAACCGCCGCTTCTGGGTGGTGCCCGTCTCCCGAACCGAGCTCGACCCGATCGATACCCCCACCCTGATGGCCGAACGCGACGCCATCTGGTCGGCTGCCGTCCACGCCTACCGCAATGGCGACGCCAGCCACCTCCCCCCCGAGCTGGCCCAGCAGGTGACCACCGAGAACGAGGCTTACCTGGTCTCCAGCCCATGGGAGCCCGCCGTGGCCGCCTGGCTGGCCAACCGCATCATGGGCGAGGTGATCACCACCGAGCGCATCCTCTGCGAAGCCATCGAGAAGCCGGTCGAGCGCCAGACCCGGGCCGACCAGATGGCCGTCGCCGACATCCTCCGATCGATGGGTTACGACCGCCGCAGGTCCATGGTCGATGGGCAGCGGGCCTGGAGGTGGTCCCGCAGCTGACTGCCTCTCCTGCTACTTAATGCCCCCTCGCGAAAGAGGAGAGGCACCGCCCAAACCCCAGGCCACACCTGGGGTTTTCTGCTGGCTGCCCCTCATGCCCACTGCCCTACGGATTCCGCAGACTTTGAAAAACCAATACCCCCCATGGCCACCCCCCCTTTTTACCCTTTTCTTTACTCTTTAGAGGGGAAGGAGGGGTAACAAGAGCAAAGCCCAGTCGTGGCCTGGCATCTCAGCGGTGCCCCTCCTCTTTGACGAGGGGTAATTCAGAGGGGCACGAGAGGCAGCGCCTTAATGCCTTACTCTGGTGAGGTCTCTCACTTGCTAGGGCATGGTTCGGGCATCGATCAGCCACTCCGACATCCCCCCAGCTCCCAGGCCTCGTCCTGCACGTCCCAAACTGCAGGCCCCTCTTCCTCAGCCCACCATTCCCGTCAACCTCGTCCTCTCAGCTGCACACCGCCTGGGCCCGTGCACCACCGAGATCCTTCTGCGAGAGACCGGCCACACCATCACCCGCGCCAATGAGATGGCCGTCGCTGCCACCCTCAGAAGGCTCGGCTACACCCGCACCAGAATGATGATCAAAGGCGTTCGCCAGTACGTCTATCACCCCCCGACCCGATGACCGTCACCATCCGCGGCGATCAGTTCCTCGTTGACGGCCGACCCCTCACCCTCGCCGGTAACCACACCTGGGACGTCGTTCAGCCTATCAACGGCAACCGCACCAGCCTGGACAAGCTCACCGGCAACTTCACCCGCCTCTGGACGGTGGAGACCAAGGCATTCGTCAACTCCCGCCCACCCTTCGCCGGCAACGACCCCGGCCTCATCCGCGTCAAGGGCGGCCCCTGGCGCAAAGACCTCTCCCTCAACCCACGCTTCTACCGCCGCATGGAGCGCGCCGTAGCAGCCGCCGACGAGAGGGACATGGTGACCGGGGTGGTGCTCTTCGAGGGCTCGATTCCCGACCTCTTTCCCCGCGCCTGGGAGTTCCACCCCTTCCGTGGCCATGGCCCTGCAACCCACCACGACGTCCACACCCAGGGCCCCTGGAACCGCTTCCAGAAGGCCCACGTCCGCAAGATGGTCCGCACCCTGGAGCCGTACTCGAATGTGCTTTTCGAGGTCGGCAACGAGCTCACCAAACCCTCCATCACCTGGTTTCAACGCTGGGTCGTCGGCCTCGTCAACAAGCTCACCGACAAGCCCGTCGGCGTCTCCTACGCCCGCGCTGTCCACCCCGAAGGGGGCCAGCAATGGATGCGCACCACTGGCGCCGATTGGATCGCCCCAGGCGGCCCCGCCCCTGTGGCCGGCTTCACTGGCCCCCAGGTGCTTGACACCGACCACTCCTGGGCCCTCAGGTCAAACCTGCCCGGCCTGCAGATTGCGGCCAAAGCCGGCCGGCCGATCTGGCTCATGGACGGCATGCGCGGATCGATGCTCCGGAACATCGACTCCCTCGCCCCCGATCGGGCATTCATCGACTCCATCACCTGAGGGCCCATGGCACGCATCGACATCAGCGCCCGCGTCATCGGTGACGCTGAGCTCGCCCAGGCATTGGCCAAGCTGTCCTCTCAGGACATCCCCAAGGCCATCCGCATGGGCGTTCGTGATGCCGCCCGAGCAGGCCGCACCACCCTCGCCAAGGCGATCGGTCAGCGCTACAGCCTCTCCGCCGCACGCATCAAGCAGGACGTCCCCACCGCACGCATCACCGACGGTGGGCAGACCGCGGTGATCACCACCTCGCGCAAACCCATCACTGCCATGCAGTTCAAGCCCCGGCAGACCAGCACTGGGCTCAGCATGAGCATCTACCGAGGGCAGCGCACCCTGGTGAAGTCGGGCTTCATCGCCAAGGGCAAGCCCTTCAGGCGCAAGGGCAAGGAGCGCATGCCCCTCGACGTGATCCATGGCCCTTCCATCCATGCCATCTACACCGGTGGCAAGTGGTCCCCTGCCCTCCAGGCACGCACCGAGGTGCGCATCGAGGACGCCCTCGAGTCCGGCATCCTCAGGGCCCTGGGCGCCATGGGCAGGGGCTATGGCCGTGCTTGATCCCATTCGCCTCACCACTGCTCAGCAGTTCGAGCAGGAGCGCATGGCTCGCTTCATCGATGAGACCTCAGACATTGAGACCATGCGATCCATAGCCAAGCTCTTGCTACAAGGCTGGATGACCCAGAAGGCAGCAGCCACCTGGGCCATCCATCAGGCAGCCGGGAACCGGAACCGGAACTAGCCCCACCCCCCCCACGCCTTTGGGTCCTCCGCCGCCCCGTTGCTTACGGGTCCGCGACTCCCGATTTTTCGCTAGAGCCAGCCCTTTTTGTGGGTTCCAGATTCATTGCAGCGCAAGGGTTCTCAAAACCAGGCCCTTATTGCGAGATCCTTGGGAGGCCCTGCCGGGGCGTTTTCTGATCAGGAAGGACGCCGGAGGATGTTCCAGCCCGGTTCCGGTTCTGGCGGCCCCGTGGTTGTATGTGAGGCATGGACAAGACCCAACCTGTAGTGATGGCGAAGCGGCTGCAGATGTGGCCGGTGGAGCGGCTGCGGCCGTATGAGCGCAACGCCAGGACGCACAGCCCTGAGCAGGTGCAGCAGATCGCGGCGAGCATCCAGGAGTTCGGCTTCACGGCGCCGATCCTGGTGGACAGCGACGACGGGATCCTGGCGGGCCATGGCCGGCTGGAGGCTGCGCGTCTGCTGGGGCTGCCGAAGGTGCCGGTGGTGGTGCTCGACCACCTGACGGCTGAGCAGCGGCGGGCCTATGTGATCGCGGACAACAAGCTGGCGGAGAACGCGGGCTGGGATCTGGACCTGCTGGCGCTGGAGCTGGGGGCGATTGAGATCGACCCGGCGGTGCTGGGGTTCGGCGAGGCGGATCTGGCGCGGCTGCACGACGGCCTGGAGCTGGGGCAGTTCGAGCATGCCGGTGCTGCAGCAGTGCCAGCGACTGAGCGGGTGGAGCCGGAGGATGGCCGGCCGGGCGTGGATGCTGGCGAGGGCGAGGATGATGGGCCGGATGATGCGACCCAGGAGAGCGGCCCGGTGGATGAGCGGCACGTCTTCAGCGTGAACCTGCTGTGGGATGACCGGGAGGTGGTGCTGAGCGCGATGCGGATGGCGAAGGAGCGCTGGGGACTGGAGGGAACGCCGGAGGCCCTGGTGCAGGTGTGCAGGGAGTGGATGGATGGGCGCGAGAGCGTTTGAGGGAC